CATGTTTCAAAAGGTAAGATCATGTTTGGAGAAGTTGAAACGGAAGTTGACATCACAACCGAGACAACACCAAACGCGAACGGGGGATATGACACTGTGATTTCATTACCAGAGTGTCCTATCGTAGCGAAGAAAGAAAAGTAGTTAAACCAGTAACAAAAGGAGAAAAAGATGCCAAGTGGAATCTACAACCGGTTCAAAGCGAACCTCATGAACAAGGAAGTTGATCTTGTAGCGGACGTTATCAACGTCGCCCTCTATGATGTCAATCACGCGTTCACAGCAACCGACACAGTTTACACTACTACTAACGAGCTTCCTACTTTGGGTGGTTACACTCAGGGTGGAGCAACGCTTAATGGTAAGGGTGTTACTGAGGCGGCAACAACGTATTGGGATGCAGAAGATAGGGATTGGACTTCAGCAACGTTCACTGCTTATCATGCAGTTCTCTGGGATGATACTGTTGCAACAGATGATCTGATTTGCTCCATTGATTTTGGTGGACCTCAGACAGTAACCTCTGGAACATTTACGATCCAGTGGCACAGCAACGGGATTATCTCCCTAGCATAAACTCAAAGGACTAGGAAGATGGCTAATAAAACATATTATCAACAGTACATAGATCCGGACGAAGCGAGGGAGCTAGCATTGACGCTTCACGAAGTTACGACTCCTATAAACCGGACGGTTGCACCTAGTACTTTAGAGTTATCGGTATCCGGTTTGCCGGCTGCTGGAGTTAGTGACTCAAAAACACCAACACCTCAGAGATTATCTACAAACCTTGGGATACCAGAGACTATTGTTAGGCATCTTCCTAGTCCATTGACCAGCTCCATCACGATCAATGCACCGGGGCCTTTCACATTGCCTTTAACAATGACCGTTAACTCTGTTACGTTTGCCGTGAGCGGGACGGCTGTGTTCCCTGAAACGTTGGGATTAGAAGCCGAGGTAATAAACAACGTCTCTATTACGGCTGATACGAAACGTGTTCTCATGAATACTATTGAGGCCGTGATTACTGCGAACGACTCACCATCAGGACCCACAATACGCCCGACAACGTTTGAGCTTATTGGAACAGCCCTTAAAGAAGGGTCAGGAAGTGGTACTGTCCCACCTTTCGGTTTGAATGTACTAAGAACATTACAAGCATTTGATTATGTAGGTGACTTCAGGACGAGTGAAGCTTGGGGAAGAGACCCAACCTATGCTCTTGGTCTATACTCATTCAGGGTAAACTGGATTAGATATACGAATATTTACAACCCATCACTTGACCCACCCTACGAAATAAGAAGTTATCTTTATTCAGAATCAGCTCCGGATAACGCGCTTAACGATAGGTACTGCACGAAGTTTACGGCTTACTTCTTTGAACCAGATGTGAATTGGGGAGATAAACTTTTTAACTTACTCTTGCCATTTGCAAATCCTAACAAGACGTGGCCTGTATCACCGGATGAATACTACGAAAACTGGTACCCAACACCACCAATAGGATCAGGAGTAGGGGAATGAATATAATAGATCTTCCAGGCGTAGTTACAACATACCATAGAACCTATTGGGGTAATAGTGGAGAGCATCCCGGAGGGTACATTCAATACTATTATGGTTCTGGTCCTGAATCTCACGATGGAAATGCTTCAACGTATTACGGGATTAGCCAATTAGCATCTGGTAAGGATAGAGAGTTCGGTGCTTGCTCAGCTACAGTCACGCACACATGGCCTACACCTGTAGCTGTAGGTGAGGTCTATTCAAAGATGTATGGTCAGAGCAACGCCTACACAGGAAACTATGCTAACAGGGGAGTAAACCCTCAGATTTTGCACCGTATGCAGTTAAGGATAAGCGGTGTATGGACTACAGTTTGGCAGTACACTGACCCTTATTACCCTGGAGATGCTCAGGCAAATGAAGTAAAGACTTCCACTCCGACAATTACAGGAGACTGGACTAACGTTACAGGGTTCAGGGTTTATTCATACGCTGCATCTTATACCTATGAAGGTGGAAGAACCAGCAGGACTTGGGCATATATATATGATATGTCAGCCGTTCCTACTGATTTAGTTGTAGAAGTTGACACCTTAGATATAAGAGGAACGGTTTGGACTGTTCCGGACTTTGACTGGACAGTTGAGATACCAGATCCTCTTGCCCTTGTTGCACAGCACGATGGGGTTGTCCTGCCTCTTACAATAGATTTGGCTGATGTTCAGTGGGTTGCTATTGATGTGTGGTCTAGTCAGTATATGAGCATCTCAAAGAAATATCCAGGGTATGAGCCTAATGTTCCACTAACTCCCGATGGGGTACTTACTTTCCACTTTATACCGGGAGACAGGGATCCTTGGATGATAGGTGAGATAAGAAGGCTAAATCAGTGGGTTACTCTATATTGGTGGGTTGGCTCACATGGAAACTACGGGGCCTACGAATCGCTTTACACTCAGTTTACGCCAGCCACCACAGACCCATTAGTACTGTACATTGGTAGCCTAAGAGTAGTAAATGTAAAGGCATACTCGTTTGAAGTAATCTACCCTGACCGGGATTTGAACACAGGATATTCGTATACTAACCCTTACGGTGAACAGCAATACCTAGACTTGTATGGCGACCTTACGCTCAATGCTCCAACAATATCAATATCACCGTTCATAGTTTTAGATGACATACTTGATGGTCCATTACATATGGATGGACGGCTTCTTGACAACACCTTTAACAACGCTAGGTTCATACCGCCACATCCACTTCATCTTGGAATATACGCGATAGGACCAAACGATGCACACTTTATTCCTGATGGCGAGAGTGGTGATTTCCATTTGAGCATTATTATTGGGCTTGATGAAAACACCTGGACGCAACTGGCAAGCATGGACTTGGTGTCAACGCTCTATGATGACGTCAACATAGATATTACGCAGATACCAGATTACGCAGCGTTCTTTGCTATGACTGCAACGGTCAATGACCCTTATGTATTTGAGACAAGAATCGTTAGACCAGGAACGTTAGGTTTGAATACTAGGCTAGTTGTTGACCCTCACACCGGGATAGGTGCTACTATCGTCCGCTACATCAAGGATCCCATCACTACCGGTGGTTGTCCTCAGTGCGGGACGTTTTTATATAAAGAATATGGAGCAAGAGAGTTACAAACTGATGATGTATTCACAGGTAGAAACTTTAGTATAAGGGGCGAGGAAAAATACTTCTGGTGTTCTAGGTGTAATTTCCCTGTCAAAGTTAAACGGCATGCCTCAATGAAGAAAGGTTCTTTTGCAGGTTGGGGTATGAAATATGATGAAATTAGAGCAGACGCGTCAGGTGACGCATAAGGAGGATTACAATGGGAGCTTTTATAAACACAGTAATGAGTTACATTTCACTTCATTGGGCAGAAATCGTTGCAGCATACCTAGCAGTAATAGGTGCAGCATCAATCATCGTTAAGCTAACGCCTACGTTGAAAGATGATGATGCCTTGAAGTGGGTCATTAAGTTCGTTGGTAAATACATTGCTCTTAACAGAGGGAGCACAACCACATGATCCAAGCCATCGCTAACTTCTTTAAGATTATAATGTTCTTTCTTGGCCTTAAAGCAGAGACGAACAAGAAGAAAGCTGAGGAAAAGGCTGTAATAGCAAAGGAGATCGTTGATGCACTCAAAGAGACTAATCCAAAGCGTCGCGCTTCTTACCTTAACGCTGCTATTGGTAGGATGCGCAAGTAAAAGAATAACAGTATATCCTATAAAAGATACTGACATTAGGATACTGGAGAATGAAGATGTTTGCATGTCTAAGTTTTATTTTAACGAAGTCATGCAGTTGAAACTAAAGGAGAAGTGATGACAAGAAAAGAGATTAGGGATTTATCCAGAAAAAGATTGGGTGAAACTACTCAAGCTTTTTGGTCTGATGCAGAGCTCAATAACTATATAAACCTTGGATGTAAGAATATCGCTTGGAGGACTAAGTGTCTTAGAGGCATAGGATATATAAACATTCAGAGCTGTGAACCTAATACTGTTGCTGAGGCAAAGACAGAGTTCTCTCTAACTAATCTGGATCCTAATATCTTCGCTGTTAATGAGGTTTACTTTAAGCGAGAGGGAAAGGATTATAAGAGGCTTGAGCCTACAAGGCGGCCTGACCTTGATGCAGAATCAGAGGAATGGCAGAGCCTTGTTGGTTATACATATACAGACCTAGGTTCAGGTATTATCACATACAACAAGGATTCAGAGACAAGCGAGCCGTTGCAGTATTACTGGAGCCGGGAGGAAGATTTTATAGGTATCTATCCTCCTCCGAACGATCAGCATGATGGTGCACCATTAAAGATTTACTATTCAAAGGACCACATTGATATTGCTGATGGAACGACCGGAGATGCTGAGTCTCCAACACTACCTATAAATCTTCACCTTGCAGCTGTAGACTTCACTGTTGCAACAGGACTTGAGGATCGTGGTTGGGCCGAGCGCGCTAATGATCAGTGGAATAAGTATATGACAAAGCTTAAAGACTATCACGTTGAGAAACAGAATGAGCGTGAAGATGATGAAATTATTATGAAAAACTATAGGAATATAATGTAATGGGTATATCCGCTATTGTAAAAGAATGGTATATCAAGACGATCCCAGGCATGAACTCTAAGGTTGAAGACTTTGATCTTAAAGACAAGTGGGTTGAGCTTGCTCAGAACTGTAGGTTTGAGAATGAGCCGGGCGCATTAGATAAGAGAGAGCCATCTTCTTATTTGAACAATATTGTCCTTGGTGGCATTATTGGTAAGCCTGTTGTTGGTGCTTATCGTTATTATACTTCAGGTGGTCTTGCTACATGGGTAGCTATTTCTGGAACGAATGCTTATTCCATAACAGATGCCGGTGTTGCTACGGTAATCCGGGAAGATCTTACTGATAGCAAGCGGTGTTCTTTTGTTACATACAAAGATCAGTTAATTGTCTCAAATGGTTTTGATAACATGTGGTCTTGGGATGGTTCTTCTGACAACGTTACTTGGGAGTTAGGTGCTTGTAAGGCTGTTCTAGGCGCAGCAGGCGGAAACCTAGAGGCTTCTAAGACCTATTATTATGCTGTAACCTTTGATGATGATGCTATGAATACAGGCGCGGTATCAAATTCAGTTACAACAGATGCTACAAATCTCAGGATAGAGCTGTCTGAAATCCCACTAGGACCAATCGGAACGACTAACCGCAAGATATACAGAACCGAAGGAGATGGTTCTGCCCTCAAACTCCTCACTACCCTCGCAGATAATACGACTGAAACATACTCTGACAATATAGCGGATGGATCACTAACGACAGCCTATCCAGCCATTACAGATGATATGCCAAAAGGCTCTATCCTGAAATTACATAGGGAGAGGTTGTTTGTAACCGGAGATCCTAACGATCCAAATAAGATATACTACGGGTTTCCTTACCTTCCTCATTATATACAGATCAATACAAACTTAGATTATATGGAGATTAGTCCGGATGATGGTGATGAGATCATGGGGATACCTATTCAGCTTGATCGCATGGTCTGTATTAAAAAGAACTCTATCCGGAAGATACACGTTACTTCTGCTGTGTCTGGTGCAGATCCGGCAACTTGGTATGCTGATGATCCTGTTGCTTGGATCGGTAGTCCGGCTATGTGGTCTATCACTCAGTCACCTAATGGTGTTATCTTCTTAGGTTGGGATCACTGGTACATATTTGATGGTGCTAGCGCGCAGCCTATTTTTGATGAATTTGATACAGGTGATATTCTTCCGGCAAACTATAATGATGTTGTTGGGTATTTTCATAAAGAGAATTTCTTAGCTGCTTATACTGACAAGACATCTGCCTCTGAGAACCATAATAGAATGCTTGTGTATAACTTGAAGCGTGAGGCTCTTTGTATTGATTCTTGGACAGGAACAGATATTACAGGACCTAACTGCTTTGCTGCTAGAGTAGGAGATGATGAGATCGGAGACCTATATTTTGGTGATTCTGGTAATGGTTTCTTACTTAAAGAAAAGGATACGAATAGCGTTTATAGGCTTAGGACAAAGACAGATTGCAATAACTATTCTTCTGAAACTAATATCTTCATTGGTGGTACAGAGAACTCTCCCTATATGGAGATAGGATCTGCTGTTTCTTCTGATCCTATACCGGATGACATTGTGATCTTTTGGGATAATGAATCTGGAGATCCAGGATCTGGTTGGACTGAGATAACAGGGAACGAGGGAAAACTTATAAAGATAAGCACTACTGCTGGAACAAGTAATGCTGGAACTAGTCACGTTCACTTATTGACTGGTTCTATTGAGATGTGGTTTGGAACTATTACGAATTATGGTGACGGTAATCCTAACGCTGTATCTGCTCACACGCATGAAGTAGCTGCTTACTCTAATTCTTCTAATCCTATACCAAGAAGTATTTTATATAGGATGTTTAAGAAAAACAACACTACTGTTGAGTATGAGTTTCCAGATGGATCTCTTGTATTTTGGGATCAAGCAACAGCACCAGAAGGGTGGCAAGAGCAAACCGGTGTTGGATATTATATTGTTCAGGGAACAGAGGACTTAGCAACAGAAGTTTCTTCTACACACAGCCATACCTTCTCTATACCTACAGGAACAGCTGCTGGTAATCTTGCTCAGTCAGATAGCGGTAATTTAGGTCCTCGCTTTGGGCACAACCATACCGTCACAGGCGCTCTGAGCACAGAAACAAATGATACTTGGGAGGTTAATTATGTTGCTATGCCGCTTATAAAGAAGGTTGGAGAGACTTCTTCTTGGGATGGTGTTAATAAATACTGCTACGCTCTCTATGCTTCTTCAGGAACTCCGGGGAATGGCTGGTCAGAGGATGTTACCTATGACGGAAGATACATCAAGATAGGAGATACAGAGCCAGTAATAGGTGATAGAGCTAACTATTCTCATACACATACAGCCGGATCATTTCAAACAAGCACAGAGAGCGCTACTTGGGCTAATGGTGGGTATCATGCTGGTGGATATGCTGCTCCTCATACGCACCAGGTTGTTCTTACAAGCGCTTCTTCTGATCTTGGAGATCCTCCTTCAATTACTTTTAGGCTAATGAAGAAGGTTCTTGGTTTAATGAGGCCTTACAACGATGCTGATAGCAATACTTATACAACAGGAACTTGGGTATCTCCATCACAGCAGATTGATGCTGATACATTGTTAAAGATATATTGGAATGAATCTATTGTAGGTTTAGATAATGTTATTTTACACACAAGGACCGGCATAGATCAAGCGACCTGCGAGGGTGCAGCTTGGTCAGCCGGCCTAACAAATCCAAACGGTAGCGAAATACTATCAACTGCTAGCAATTGGCTTCAGTATAAGATAGAGTTTAGTGCTGCTGATACAACAGTTTCTAATCCTAGAGTTTACTTCACTGATGGGTATGTGATAAGATACGAATATCATGGCGGTTTTATGATAGCGGAGACTTCTGTTAACTTCCGGTATAGAATAGGATTAAGGAACTTCAATATGCCCTCTATGGACAAAATCTTTAAGAAGATTATAAGCCGGCATGTTGGCTCTGAGGGTTCTTTTAACATATTATGGGAGACCGAAAATGCTAGCGGAACATTTGTTATCCCGCTTGATAGTTATCCTACTCAGTGGGATAGTTATTTTCCTTCTACAGCATATGGAAAAGAAGTAAACTTTGAAGTATCAAAGAATGATCTGTATTCATTTAAGGTGTCAGAAATAAAAGGATTGTTCTCACCACACAGGACGATTATATAATGATAGACAAAACCTCAGATGTTGTAAGCTTAGAAAACTCACAGGTTAGTGCTCTTAATAATGTTCTTGACGATATAAGATCACAAGCACTATCCGTCAAGCACACTTCTATTTTACCAACAGTTAAATCAGTATCAGAAGGACAGTTGGTTATCTATGACGATGGCGCAGGAACAAAAAGATTGTATGTCGTTACAGCCAAGAAAAACCTCGGATACGTTAGCCTATCGTAACTCTATAGGACTATTTGAGAAGGTATTAAGTAATGTACCCGGAGCTGTAACAGGAAAAGAACTGGATAAGATGTGTCCATTGACACACGAGTTTGCTGATGGTTGTTATATCAGGACAATATTTATGCCGGCTGGAACAGTAATTACAAGTAAGATTCATAAGGTATGCCATCCATATTTTGTTATGACAGGTAAGGTAAGAGTTGTTACAGAAGAAGGTAATGTTGAAATATCAGCACCATATCATGGGATTACCCCGGCTGGAACAAAGAGGGCGATTCATGTATTAGAGGATTGTTTTTGGACAACTGTCCATGTTACTAATGAGACAGATTTAGATAAAATAGAAGAACAAATCATCGCTAAAAACTTTGATGAGCTAGAAAAGGAGGACTTATGTCTTGGGGAGCTATAGCAGCAGGAGTTATCTCCGTTGGAGCAGGAGCAGCAAGTAGCGCAATAAAAAACAGTAGCGCGCAAGGTGGAGAGATGGGCTATGATCTTCCTATGATGACACCATCTCCGTATGATGCGCAAAATATGCAGCTGATGGCACAGATGGGTCAGCAAGGTGCTCTCAACGCTCAAGCTGGTAGACTTCCTCCAGGTATGGAGATCCTATTAGAGCAGATCAGAAAGCGTCAGCTACAACAATCACAGGAACAGATGTATGGTAGGCCAGGTCAAAGAGGTGGATCTACTATGGATAACACTATGGCTATGGGTTCTATGGGTGGAGTTGGACCTAAAGCTATGATGCAACAAGGTAGTAAGGCTATGGGAGATTATGCTTCAAGGAACTCACAGATCATGAACTATATTGATAGCCTTAAATACTCTGGACTTCAACAAAGTAGAGGGCAGTCATTTGATATGATGAACCAGATGCCTAGAAGTAATGAGATACCATATCAAGGTCAAGTTATTCCTATGAATACACCGGCTCAACCGGGTATGGATACAGGATTAGGTAATGTTGATTGGTCAAAGATAACTAATAATGTTATCAATAGAAACAATCCCGACTGGGATCCTTCTTCCGGTCAACTTAAAGCTGTTAAACCTCAATATACTTTTAACTTAAATACAACTTCATAGGAGGAGGAAATGGTACAGATTAGATCAGTAAGACAAGAGATTCCCGCTCCTAAAGAGCCTGTCCTTGGTGGTGCCTTGCAAGGATTTGCGAATTATATGAAGTATTACAATGCTAATCAGCAACAGAATGCTGATAGAGCATACGATCAGAGTGTTCTTGATGATCAAAGGATGTTCCAGACTGGGCTCCTTGGTAATCAGAGGGCTTATAATGAGAAAATCACCGGTGATACAAGATCTTATAATGAGAAGATTACTGGTAGCAACAGAACTTATGACAAGCTGACTCTTGAAGAACAGCGTAAGTATGACAAGCTTACTCTTGAAGAAAAGCGCCTTTATGATGAAAAGATAAAGCTACAAGATACTCTTGAAGGTGATGATGATTCTAAGAACCAGCAGATCACAAATTATCTTATGACTCTAGGCCAGCAGGGTGTTACTTATAATGGAGTAACCGGTCTTGATTGGTATGATAAAATGGATAAGACTAAGTTTGATTTTTCTAATGCAACTGGTAAAGGCGGTGTTGTCTCTCAGTACGATCTTCTTATTAAGGAGGCTCAAGCACAGCAAGAGCAAGTAAAGGCCGGACTAAAGAAAGCTAATCCCGGACAGATAGAAGCTGAAAGGAAATCTGGAAGGCTTAAAGTATATGAGGCTGAATATAAGGAATCAAGAAACGACAAGGCAGCTACAGAACTAGCTGACGCTTGGGAAAATGAATATAAAAATATATGGATGCCAGGAAAGAATAAGGTTAATAATCCTTTCGGTCCTGCTTCTGATCCTTTGGTTATGCAAGCGTGGCAAAAGAAGATGGATGAAGCCAAGAAAACTGTAAAGACACAGGAAGAAATGGAGGAAGAGAAACTTCAGAAACGGAGACAGATGTTTAAGCAAGATACTGGAGGACCTAAGAGTATTACCACAAGTCCTGATGGAACAACAAAGCAAGAGTTCTATCCAAGACAAGATCAACAAGCTCAGCCATCTTCACCTTCACAGTCAGCTTCACCTAAAGCACAAACACAAGTTGGTAAGCCTGCCACTCCTAGTGAACAGGTAACTCCACAGGCTCCTCAGACAATTTATAAAGAAGGTCAGGTTGCAAGCAACGCTGATGGATCTAAATTGATTTACAGCCTAAAGAGAGGCTGGGTATCCCCGGAGGAATATGGCCTTTTACAACAGCGCTGATATAGATAGTGGTACTCCTACAGGATTCCTTGCCGATCAAACCTTAGATGATATGTATGATGAGGAGCGCAAGCGTAGGCGTGATAGACCTAAGCCTATTACACCTGAAAAGATGGCTGTAGTTAATGAAGAGCTTGATAAGGTTGAACAGCAACAACCTATCCAAGAACTTCCGGAGGGATTTACTCTGGAAGGACAGAAAGACCTACCCGAAGGATTCATCTTAGAGAATAGAAATTTACCAGAAGGATTTGCTTTAGAAGAACCTCTTAAAGTATCAGATCCTCAATCATCTGACTATTGGGCAAAGGATCCGTTCAAAGGGGATATGAGGACAAAGCCTATCCCGGAGATCAGAAGTGCTCCGCCTATGACTCAAGAGGAACTAGAGCAAGAGCTGTTTGACACATCTACTATGTCAAAGGCCGCACAGATCTTTGCCAAAAGAGATGAGAGAAGGCAATCTTCTTGGGATCATTCTGTTACACGAATGGCAGATCAGATGTTTACTCACACGACAGGGTTAACTCCGGAACAAGGTATTAAGGGAAAGAAGAACCTAAGAAATGTTATGGCTCGTATGCCTGCGCTTGGTCTAGGTATGGGATACAGTCCTCTGATCCAGCTTGGCTTTGAGGTGCTAGGACAAGCAAAGAACCTTGCTGTATCTGCTATAAAGGATGAAGCATATAGTCCTCTTGATATAAAGATTTTGTCTGAACTTCTTCCTGATAAGGCGCCTAACGCTGTCAAGATCGCGGCCATGGGAAGTGAGTATCTTATTGATATTGCATTGATGGGTGCGGCTACAAACTTAGCAAGAGAGAAGATGCTCGTAAGCACTATTAAAGAAGTAGGAAGGAAGATGACTGCTGCCGGATTAGGTGAGGGTAAGGTGAACGTTAATCTTGATGCTATAAAGAAAGCTGCTAGAGGAACAAGCCTTGAGACTGCGATGAAAGATTGGCTGAACGTTAAGCTAGGTAATATAACCAAAGCAAAGACTGCCTTACCGCCCGGTGAGATCCCAACAGTATCTCCTATGGATAAAGGATATGAGGTAGTTAACCCTGCAACACAGATAGGTGTTCCAGGAATACAGAAACCTGTAGGTGGAAAGGTTCCTACTGTGGTTGAGGGTATATCTGAAATTACTGGTACAGAACAAACTGGTATTCAGAACATTGTTCCAGGAATTGATCCTGATAAGCCAAAGGTAGACATAATAGAAGATAAGAAGATCGCTAGAGAGAAGAAGGGTGCTGTGATCCGATCTCTTATGGACACAGATGACATAGAAGTTACATTTGATAACCTTGGATATGTTAAAGATAGCAATGGTATATGGGTTGTTCCGGAAGCGCAAGGACAGTGGGATAGGATAACGGATGATGTTAAGCAGATCCTAGCGAAGAATGGGATAATGTATGTTGAAGATGTCACCAATGAAGGATTGGCTGGTGGTGGAACATCCATTAAGAATGGAGATAATTTATACAAGGGGATCGGGGTAGCTGATAGCGGTGAAGGACACATAGGATACAACCATACAGCGCTGCATGAAGCTGGGCATGTCCAGGTTGATAATCTAAGCCCGGAAGATAAAAAGTTATTCTTTAGCGGTGAAGTTGTAACTGAACATGCTAATAAGATTGTTAATAGAGAGCCACATTATGTGAAGGTCTATGGTAATAAAGGCCCTGATTCTCCTCTAAGATATGATGAAGATTTTGCTGAGCTATGGGCTCTGTATCGTGGTGATCTTGATGCTATGCGTAACGCTAAGATAACAGGTGTTGTGGACCGTAATAGGCTCATGGATACAGAGAGATACGATTCTGTTAAGAGTACACTTCCGGAAGGATATAAAGTTGCCGGTATTGAACAAGGTAAGGGAGAGATAGAGAAAATAGATTGGAAGAAGGATTTAGATGACTATTGGAGTGGTGATTCTAAAGATGAGTTGGCTATTGTCACTAGCGAGGGTGTTGTAGAAGAAGGATTGATGAGCAAAGTACAAGTCAAGCAAATTATAGGAGAGTTGCAGAAGGAAGGTAAGACAGGTATCCAGATACAGCTTAAAGAAACCGATGAAATGGGTGCTTTTGATATAGATGTACCAGATTCTAAACCTGAGATAGTTGCCGGTATAAGCTTATCTGATCTCTCTCCGGAAGATGCCTTGATAAGATCATACTCAGGGTTGTCCAAGAAGAAGTTACAAGATTTGAAGAAGAAGGCCAAGGAAAAGATGGCTCTTGTTAATAAGGAGGCTAAGGATTTACTTCAAATGGAGATAGATGTTATTGATTCTTTGCTTGATCCTTGGAACTCTAAAACTACCCAAAAAGATAAAGTAAAAGATGTACTCAAGGGTGGAGAGAAAAGTATTAAAGAGATAGCAGAGCAGACAGCTATCGTTGAGCCTAATGTCCGCAGGATACTTGGTGTTGGAGCTAAAGAGGGTGAGTTTGTTCGTGTACGACCGGGTGTTTATACTCTCTCTCTACCTAATGGAACATTTGCGTACATACAGGCTGGTGATGCGCTTACGGAAGTTCCTAAGCTAGCAGCGGAAGGCTTCAAGCCGGACATGGTGTTTCTTGATATTCCTTATAAGACTCCGGCTGTTACTGGTGGTAATCGTGGTGTCAAGTATGATTTAATTTCTCCTGTACAGTTTGATATGTTCCTTACTCACATAAAAAAGATGGCTGGTGATGAGACTCCTGTTGTATATATGTTTTCTCAAGCAGCATCAGGGGCAAAGGAGATGGGTAAATACACCAACTCTTTCATTCGTAGAGGATTCAAACCTATAGCTCGTGGTGAATGGCAGAAGCTTTTCAAGTCAGGCGAGCCTGTAACAAATGTTCGCGGTAATGTTTCAATGCCAGAGGGTATAATTATCTTCAACAAGTCAGGTAATTTCAGCCTACCAGCTGTATATGATGGTAAAGCAGTAAGGATCACGAAGTCCTATGTTGATGAAACCAGAGGACTTGTCTATGCTCTTGATTATGTTGAAGGTGGACAGACTGTTGTTCCTGCAAGAGAAGTTCAGTTCCCTCAGATGAAGTTTAGGCTTACCCGTCCTTCAGGATATTCTACCAAGAAACCTGAGTCTATGCTCCGGGATATAATCAAGATGACAACCGATGAAGGTGATGTTGTCTTTGATCCATTCGCAGGATCTGGTGTAACTCTTGGGGCAGCATTGTCAGAAGGAAGAAGCGCTGTTGGGATTGAGAAGTCTGAGGAAGCTATCCCAGGTATAAAGAATGAGATAGAGGCAGGTGCTAAGAACGCTCCGCAGAGTAAACCACCGTTCCGGGTTCACGTTGGAGAACAAGTTAGGCAGAGTTTAGAGGATAATGAGGATCTTGGTGGATGGGCTGATGAAGAAGGGTGGGCTTACTTTGAGAGCAAACAAGATGCTACGGACTTTGTTAATGATGTGTTTAGCGCAACAAAAGAAATGCTTACTGTCCAGCAGACACCGGAGAAGCCTTACTACAAAGGAAAAGGATCAGAGAACCTTAAAGCACCTCCAATAAAACTAAATGGCGAGAAGGTTGACAAGGTGGCCGCAGATGATTTTGATTTGTGGAAAGAGAAGCTTGATAATGCTGATACAATGTCAGATCCAGCCTCCGGAGCACAGTTGCGCAGTGAAATGGTTATGTATTATAACTCTCCTGTAGAGAAGCTTGGAGGAACAGGAAAGTATACTTATGAGACTGCTGTTGCTATCGCTGATTCTATTGACGATATGTATATAGATTACATGGAGGATAAGCCTGTATTCAAGATTGGTGATACTGTCAAGAGTTATGGCACAGCGCAGAGGTTTGAGTCCGGAAAGATCCTAGAGATCAAGCCACTCACAGGCAAGAAGGCCATGACTGTACAAGGCACAAAGAACTATAAATATCTCGTTGAGCTTCCAGATGGCACGACTATATGGCGCAATCAGACCGGTATCATGACAACCAAAGAGGTTGTTCCTGGTGTCGCAGCCGAAAAGGCAGAGAACAATCTTCCTGATCTTCCCAAAGCAACTAAAGTATTTCAAGGTAGAGGAAGGCCGGTAGAGGAGATCTATAAGGGTATTGCAAAGCCGGTGCTTGGTGACGCTAATTACTATGCTCTGAACAATGAAGACGCAAGCATGTTTGGTGATGATGTTGTTGAGAAAGATATTGTATTAAAGAACTCTTTAGAAATAAGGAACGATACTGAATGGCGAGGATTACAAGATGCAGCTGGTGCTAATGTCGGCAATCAATTCCAGCCGGGAGCATCTAAAGAAGACACAAAAAAGATGGTTAGTGACGCGATTGACAAGATGAAGAGACACATTTTAGCGTTAGGATATGATTCTGTTATCATTAAGATGGATCAAAGAGGTGACTATGCAAAACAAATGAGAAGGGTGTTCGGCATAGATCAGATTGTTGATTACACTGGCCTTGAAGATCAGTTTAGTCCTCCGGTTGAGGTGGATGAGGCAAAGCAAGAGCTTAATAATCTTAACGAGGCTATCAATGAGGAGAAACACCGGATTGATTTTGCAGAGAGGTCTGTCGTAGAAGGTAAGATGACTAGGGATCATGCTGATCAGTGGATAGCAGAGTCTAAGGAACGGATAGTAAGCCTTGAGGCTATCAGAGATAAAGGTAAGAAAAGAATAGTATCTGCGGAAAGACCTTTGAAGATTGGTGATAAAGCATTCTTTATGATTGGTAATGGCAGAACGATTGAAGGTGTTGTTAAGCAGTTCTATCCGAATGGTGATATCTATGTAGAATCCGAAGGAAAAGAGTACGTTGCTAGGCCGGGTGATTACCTAAGACAGAAGGGTGTGATCCCTGCTGTTGATGAGCCTACTGTTGATGTTGAGGCTGAACAGAAAGCTAAGTTAGAAGAGCAAGACAAGGCTAATAAGCAGAGGGCTGCGGCTAATGTATTGGTAGAGAAGGGTGAAACAAGAGCAGTCTATAAGATCAAGATGGATGCTACGATTAAGGTACAGACAGGACATAAGGTTGGTACTCTTAGAGTTGAAGGTGCTCAGAGAGCAGGTTTTCCCGGAACTGGTGAGACAGAGAAGAAGGGTGGACCGATCTATAAGAACCTTACTTCTGCAGATATTCAGAGCGCCTTACAACAGCAGTTAGATGATGTCCAGATTGATGAAGAAATGATTGATGGTGTTCCTTATGTTGTTATCTCCGGCATTCCAAAGCCTATGCGCGGAAGGATCAAGGGCAAACTCAAGTCTTATTTTGCTTCGCCCGGAGGGAAGAAAGGCGTTGGGAATATAGATGCCGCTGAGATTATGATGGCTATTGAGATGCAGGCTAATCCATTCAAGCTATCTGAGGCTGTTGCTGATCTGATCAAGAGACATATGGATGAGCTCTACGGTGAAGGGTACACGCCAAAGGGAGCAGCCGGTGTTCTTTATACTGACACAGGAAACGTATTCATTAAGGCTCTTAATGATTTCTATTCAGCTACTCACGAAATGGCTCACGCGCTAGACCTTAAAGCTGGTGCTCTCGTTCCACTAGCCACACCAATAGGATTTTCGTCTAATGGAAACCCTAAGTATGATCCTAAGACTTTGGCACTACGCAAGGAGTTCACGAAGATATACACTGACTTCTATCCCGGAGGCAAGAAGGATCATAAGCTAGCCAAGAAGATTGATGAAGGATATGCGGTGTTTGTAAGCCACGCTATTGCATATCCAACAGAGACAGCTGAGAATTATCCGAAGATGTGGAAAGCAATTATGTCTGCCGAGGGTATGCTATACAATCCTAAGATCATTGACTTCATTCACGATGCAAAGGATGTTCTTGGTAGGTATCAGGCTCTTTCCCCTATGGATAAGATCCTCTCAAGGATCACTGAGGTAAAGAAGCAGGCCGGAGAGAAGTTCTTAAACCCAGCAGAGATGCTTGTGATGGAGCTGTCTGATGACATAT